TGCCGCCTGATAAGGACGCGGGACTTGCAGTATCTTCCCTTGCATACTATGCGGATCGAAATTCTGTAGTGGTTGCTTGGTATAATAGTTTGACCAATTCCCTTTAGCATCCTGTTCTGGGTAAAGCAGAACGCCATTTTGATCAGTGGCTATCTTACTAACAAAGTCTTTCTTTTGAGCCTGATAATCCGGATCGTTCAGGTAAAGCCCGTTTTTTTCTCCTTCCAGATCAGGTTGGAAAGTACCATTGAATTGTAATGGTTGGCTAAGATTCTGCGTAGTCTGCCGGATTCCTTTATCTACCGGCGTAGGTGGCGGCGCAGTATTGATTTCGATGAACCGTTTAACTGCTGATTTGATATTGCTGTCCGGCTCACCCGCCTGTTGCATTTTTACGATAATCTGGGCTATCTTTTGCTTGTCATCGTCTTTTAGGCCGTAGTTGGGCGTCGGCGTTTTGGCAGGCGGTTGCTGGCCCGGCCCTCCGCTTGGTGGTTGAGGCGGTGGTGCTTGGTTGGGAATGGGTGACGGGGCAGGCGGTTCCTGCTCGTCAACGTCCGGTTCTAATATGTCTGTTGTTCCGGCCATTTATTGCGGTGTCGGTGCATATTTTTTTAATAAAGCGTCAGGATCAACAGTGGCTGGTTTAGGTGCCGGTGCCGGTGTTCCTGCCGGTGGCGCGTTCAATATCTGGTGAGCCACCCCTTGTTCGAGTGCCGGAGTACTCCCCATGTATGATTGATGCTGATTAGCCAATTTGCTGATTAGATTCGGGTCGTTCGGGTCAATTTCCGTAGTATTGAGTACATCCTTATAGCTTCCGGCGGACGGATCTCTTGGATCATTATCTGACACCCATTGTTTGTCCACATGCCGAATTAGATACCCTTGTTTTGGAGTAGCGTTTGAAACGCCGGAATTCCACGGGTCATTTATCGGGCCTCTCTCTATGCCCTGAAATTGGCTTTTCCCATTTCCAGAATACCACATTCCGGCCAACCTATTCGCCTCATCTAAATTACCCGCTTTCATAGCTGACCCCATTTGATTCGTTAAGTTCAGCATTAGTTGTTGGTTCTGTTGCGCTTGCGTTAATCCTCTACCAACGGGAATACGGGGGACATTGTGCAATTCGGAACTTGAATTTACTGCTGAATTATCTCGGATAACTTCCGCCTGTGCTATTTTTTTAGGGCTTGGTGTACCATCTGGCCCTACTATATCGTCGTTAGGATATACCGACTTATATGCTTGGCTTAAAGAAGTCAGTTTATCCGGGTCTAATTTTTCGCTTTCATAGGACCGCTGCATAGACGGGTTTTTATCGTATAGGTCACCCATCCTGTTAGCCATTTCCTTCAGGTTATCTGTTGAATGTTTTGAGGTAAAAGGAACAACTTCCGTACCGGCTGCGTAGTCTCGTTGGGTCGCTTTGCCAAAAGTTTTGCTTGGTTTCAGCCCTGCGGTAACTTGTGCAGCAACCGCTTTTTGCATTTTATAATCGTATGGTGGCGCGTTGAATGAAAATTCAGTTAGGTTATGTGGCGTAACTCCGTCATCTTGGTAATGCTGCGGATCATAGATAGACGAACTCATCGAATTCACTAACCGCATATCGCTATCTGTAGCTCTTGCAGCTTCGTTAGGATTAGAATATATTTTTTGCAAAGACATTTCTTTCTGAGCTGCCTGCTTTGATTTTTGAGCATCACCTCGTAAATCACGGTACATAGACTGAAATCTTGCCATTGCCTTACCGCCGTCCAACCTTGTATTAACGAGCGCGTCCCTATTTTCAATACCAAATTTCTGCCAAGCGTCTGCCTTCTGATTCCATCCGTCCAAATCAATATCTCGAACACCTGCCGGATTTATAGAGTTTTGGAGTTTGTCATAGTATTGGGATAGGGCTTGTTGCTTGGCTTGTTGGTGCATCATCGCCCGCATGTAATAGGCGGTATAGTTCGGCGGTCTCACCGCGAAAGTTCCGCCCGAATAGGCGGCTGGATTAACTGCCGTAGATGTTCCTCTCATATTCCTGCTATTGCTCCTGCTCCGAAACCGTTTGGATTAATATACCCGATACCACCTGCCGGGTCAGTGTACCCACCACCCGTGTTTGCCAATCCCGGACTTGCGGAATATTGACCGCCACCACCTGCAAAAGCATTCGTGCTTGCCCCTCCACCTCCTCCCGAACCGCCGCCACCGTACAACTGCTTTAGTTGACCGATTTGAGAATAACTTCCCAAACCACCTGATATATTAGAGAACCCAGAATTCTCCATCTGGCTGCCTGCTATTGCTTTACCTTGTGCTATGCCGAATGCCTTTTCGTACGGGGCCTCTTGATTGTATTGGAACTGTTGACGAATATCTCCCGTCTGCGCATTAGCCGCACTACCTAGCTGACCGAACGCCTGACGTTGCAAACCTTCCGCCTCTACACCTGCTTTCTGCATTTGGTCGTCACTGCCTTGTACAATAGCTCCTATGTTTCCAGCGGAATGCCTATCCATTGTTGCACCTATTGCAGTAGCCTCATTTCGTCCAGCCGCCTTTTGTGCCTGTTCGTAAAAATTAGATTGGTAAGGACTTTGTTGATACCTATTCAAAGCCTCCTGATAGTACTGAGAAAGAGGCTGTGACCCGCTATATGTTGGCGTCTTCAGGTTCTCCATTTCCCGATGCGCCTTCCCGGCCTTTATTCCTCCAATAACAGCCTGCGTAATCCCTACGCCCGCCGTAACCCCTACAGCGACGAAACTCACTGGTTTTCAATTTGTTGTGAAAGAATGTTGTTCCTAATCACACCCCCGATCAACTTGTTTTCATGTACTTCAATTATCCTGTCTGTAATTAATTCGACCGCTTTTAAAACAGATTCTTCGGTTTCATTCTCTGGCTGAACATCTGTAGCGTGGCAGGTTGTCCATAAACAGTCGGCTTCTATGTACAAGATGCGGCGCGTTCCCGGTTTCGTTATTCCGATGTGCGGAGCCGCCAACCGTTTCCATTCACCTTCTTTTATCTTCACTAAAACAACCCCTGCCGATATGATAAACTGATGTTCTGTTTTATGGATCAAACTTGTAATAAGCGTTCCAGCTGGCATAAAAATAGTACGAGTATAAAGACCCGGCGTGAATGTATGCGTCAACGGGCAATTGACTGCCGGGTAATACATCATATAGGATTCCAATTCGTCTATCTTATCGTCAATTAAGTTCTCCATGTTCGTTTTCTTTCGGTGCCAATTCTTTTACCAATTCGTTGAAAGTTTTGATACCGTCTTTTGTTGGAACTTGCTGCCGGGATAGGTCCACCTGTGGGGAATTTGCATTAATCTGTAATAGATTTTTAAACTCCTTCAGGTCTTTTCGAGAAGTAGCAATCCCCCAGTAGTGAGACCAGTTATCTATTTTATTTTTGTGTTCCATCATTTTACGGTTAGTGGACTGTCAATGTATCGGATTCCTACAGATGCAAGGTAAGCGAACTGTGCCGCATTAGATGCCGAAAACTGGATTATTAGTTCTGAGCCCTGTAAAACGTCACCCTCAATAATCCCTCCGATTGAATTTATATCGTTCAGCAACGCTGCGTTCCAATCCGTCCCAAGTAGCGCGAAGTCTTCTGCAACCAAATTACTTGACTGCAAGGTAGTGCCATACGAATAGGTATCGGTTTGGATGCTCGGGCATACCCACGCCTGATTTGAAGTTTCTGTGACCGACAAGAATGTTTTCTTTTCGATGTTTGGGTCTTTCATTACTAAGGTAATCGTTGGTGTCAATTGGTTCCCGAATATTAAGGCCGGATTTCCGCTGTTATTCTGGATATACAGATTCCCATTATAGAACAGAATTAAATTATTTTCAGCACATACGGCGGCATCCGGGGCGTAATCAAAGAATCCGTAGGCTACTTTCTGCCGTTCGTTGAAGGCTATCGTTTGGCCTGTTAACGTATTGGCTCCGCTTGTTCCACCTTGCATGAAAAAGAGTATTTCTGCGTCCCTGTCCTTCGGAGTATTGAATGCGGACAGTATGGCCGATGTCCCGCCAAACTGATAATTATATGGATTCAGGTAGACGGGCAGGTTATTGCCTGCGAAGGTCTGCACCTTCTCATCCTCACTTATGTTATCCACGCCGTTTAGTGAAAGTCGGCACCATACGCCTTTTATTGGGTCCGCGAAATAATCCTGATAGCCAGAACTTGAAAGACTATCTACAGCGTCACCTATCCCGTATTCTCCTTCAAAATATTGGATGTTGTTTTGCGTTATGATCGTATCTGAAACGATTAGCGAAACGCTGGCGCTTTGATTTGTGATAAACTTTTGATACACCCCAACGCGCCCGCATCTCCTTTTCTGAAATACACGAAGTTCTCGTTGCCTGACCCGCATTCGCATAACATCCCCAAATGACTTATCCCATTCATCGAAGTTTTCAGGATAGAAACGGTTGGAGTTGTTTATGTCTGTTCCTAAAATATCAGGCTGGCTAAACCGGAATAAGGTACTGTAATAGGTTTGCGCCGCTTCGACGTTGACCACATTCGGTTTATTATCCGAATTGGTTTGAAGGTCGTAAATATCGCTGAAAGATTTGTCGAAACAATTTATCGTAATCGTTCTTAGTACATCGAGTTGTAACAAGTACCCGCCAATCAGCATTTCATTGACGCAGTAATTTATCAGCCAAAGTTTTCCTTGCGGCGGCAGTTGAATAGTGGCGTCGAATGTGACCGTTACCGCGCTGCTGTTGGAACTATTTTGAGGGTTGATTCCTGACTGTGTGGGTACAATCTGCGTAGTTGTTACAACGTTACCAGGCAGAACAACTTTCACATATTTAGAGAACTGACCATTCGGATCGGTCTTATCAATAATGGTTTGCGTCCCTCTTAACCGAACGGCTAGTGTTAAAGTTGTGGATTCATTGAAGATCGTAAAATCGTTATTCGCGTAAGTTGGGTACTGTGTTGGTAAAAGGCCAGCTACCATTTGTACGCCGCCGACTATTTTCCAAATTCCGTTGTCAACAATCGGGACAGCCCCTCCTCCGGGATTCACCCAATCGGTTCCGTATGGGCTAGTCTGATCGAAACTGCCTGTATTAATGAAGTAACTATTGATTAATGGTACGGGCCGTTGTCTGGTAAATACATCTCCATCCGTTAATATCACTTGGTTGTCGGCTACATTCCCGATATGGTAGGATGTATTTAATCCGGGATTTCCAACGGGATATTGTTGCCCAACCTGAAAATAAACATTTTGATTGGTTGTCGAATAGGGTTTGTACGAATAAATCAGTACGAGATAATTTTGATAGTCGTCGTCATTGCTGACAATGGGAAATGAAAAGTTTGGATTTGCCCCAATGTCGTAGGTTGGATAGTAAATCTGTATGAACGTTCCTTTTTGAAAAATTCCGTTTGCAATTGGATCAATCGCCTCCCCTAAGATGGCGTAGTCCAAATTCAACGGGTAAAAATTCATGTTGTGGTCATAGCGTCCTAGAATCCTGATCCGGTCGCCTTGCGTGAAGGAATACGAAACAGGGCCTTCCGTTGCGCTAATGGATTGGTTATACGTCTGGATGTTGTTGATACCGAAATAAGCGTATTGCGTGTTTACGCCAGCCCCAGTTCCTTGACAAGCCGCATTCGTCACCCAGTTTAAATACTTGTTGTAGGTCAGGGTATCCGTCCGGACAAGTTCCCAATAGACAGCCCACGGCGGCGGTTGAAAGGCCGCTAAGTTAATCGACACTTGTGGTATCTGTCCGGCGGATGGGGCTTGCGTCACTAAATTTCCAGTTACATTGCTGATCGTTCCGTTTGTCCTGCCGTCGCCATCCCGGTAAAGAACTCCATAAGAATAAGCGGACCGAGGAAAGTGGCAACAAATTGGACTTGGGTAAGGAGATTCGTCCAAAAAAAGTTGGTTAACGTAAGAGGATTGTAACACTACGTTGCCGGTTGGGTAATAGACTGTAAATGTATTGTCGGTTATTGCTCCAACGGTTACCCAGCCTGCCGCATTTGCCGCCGCTAGTAACCCAACTAGAATGCTATTAACAACGCCCGTGGTATTGTTGAATGAAAAACTAACATTTGTTGCGCCAGATTTAGCCCGTACTGTTAGTGTCTTTGGAACTTTTTCCAGCAATACGGGATTCCCAAAGCCGTCATTCCCTCCAACGCCACGCAAATACACAGTTATCTGCGGCTGGCTTCCGGTGAAAATACCGTTAGTTGCTGCAAAAAACAAAAGTCCATTGACCGAATATTGGGGGAAGTTTACGTTAGAAGTCGCTACGCTGAAGGTTGGGTTGAGCCAGTTGTACCCTTCTGTAATTCCCGAGTAGGAAATCACATTCCCATCGAGTAAGGATTGGCAGTTAGCTCCTAACGGTACTTGATCGTAGTCTAAGACTGTGAATGTTGGATCAGCTGCGGTATAATTTCCGTTGTTATAAAAGTAGTATTGATAGACAGTATTGCTTGGAATATTTAAAAGCGTTTTATCCAAAGTATCAACAATAAACCAATCTGTCGTTGACCCGTACTGCGTTTGCTGTGCGTATATTCGAAGTTTGGTTACGTTAATATCTCCTGTAGGAATGTATAGAACGATACGGGCATTTCTGAAAGGACTAGCGACAGAAGTTGTGGCTGTGTTTGGCGGGTTGAACGGATCGCTTGGTAACGGCTGCTTGCTTGCACTGGCTAACACGGATTGCTCGAAATCATCATAGATGTGCGTACAAGTAAAGTTAAACAGCGAGTTAACCAGATTATTTGCTGCCACGGTTGTATCGTTCTCGTAACAACATTGAATAGGTGGTATCGGAGGCGCTTTGATAACGTTTAAGTAAGTGCTTTTCACAGTTGGATAACCACCTGCAAGAAGCCGATTTATATTTATCTTCCTGCAATTGAGCGTTGAATCCACATAGAAAAGAAGTGTCCCTTGTACGCCATCGCCGTAAAGTAAATCTATGCTGGTAATTCGGTTGGCATTTGTGATACCCGTTACCGCTCCAACTGTATTCGTGTTATCTTGAACGAGTGTTTGAAATGTTCCAGTAAGCGTATAGTAAATATAAATCCCTGAATTGCCGTTTGAGTTAAGGTTAAAGAAAAACACGCGAGGGTTCAAAGTTCCGTTAGCGTTCTCATTAACCGGATCGTATTTCACGCCGACTGTAGCGTTCGTCCCTGCGGGAAGATTGGCGTTCGGCACAAGTGTCGTACCGAGACACGATTCGAACCGCATCCGTCCTTCTGTACCCCTAAAGATTCCATTACGGGCCATAACATGGTCACCTTGGGGAACGACCAAGCTGGGATCGTCAAGGTTCATCCGGCCTCTAAATGGGTAAGTTGCTAACATTTATTACGCTTTGATCGTTAAACGCTGATTCTTTAAATTCCATTCATACGCCTCTTCAAGTTGGAAAGGCTTATAGTTTGCCTTAGCCAATCTAAGTTCATTGTAAAAGTTGTGTTTCAACCTTTCCTTATCCCCCCCCTGCATGTGCGAAGTGGATGGCTTGAAAAAGTTATCCTGCCATCCCATAAACGCAATCATGGCTTCCTCGAAGTCAACCGGCACCCTATACTCTGATCCTTCTTTCGGAGATGTAAGACACTCCAAAAAACAATATGGGTACTGAAAAAAATCATTCAGAACGATTAGGTTATTAGTTTCGTCCATTTTGAAACTACCAATGAATGGGCCACCGCTTGGAAGTCCATATAGCGTTTCGAACGTATCGCCGTTCCAATAGTTATAGAAAATTCCGGAATTAGCGAAGTAAAAATTGAACAGCGAATTATCCTGAGTTTGAGATAGTCTATTGGTTTGCAGATCCGCGAAAAGATTTAGTTTATTATTATAGTCCAATGGGATAATTTCCCCTATGGCGTTCCCTACTCCAACCTTGCACCATTTCAGATAATTATCCGGTCGGTTAACTGTAAAATTGGAATTGATTGGTAGTTTGAAGGTTTGTATCTGATAGAAGAAATTTATGCCCATTTTTTGCATACCTGAAAAGGCTATGTTCCACAACTTGAAATATTTGTGGTTGCTTTGTTCACTACGGTCTAGGTATTCGTTCACGCAAGTTTCGACCGTAACCCATCCTTGTTTTTGAATAGCCATACCATAAACTTTAACCGGTTGCCAAAATAGTATTCTGATCCATCATGTAATACCGTTGTCCTTCTATGTCCAGTGGTTCCCCATGCCCTTGCACACGAAATACAACATCCCCCGCCTTGAATTGCATTTTCCTGTCTTTAGTTCCTTCCCCACAAGCGACCACTTTCCCCTTATTTGATTCGGCGCGGAAACTTTCTGCAACAATAATTCCCCCAGCAGATTTATCATCACCCGGGAACAACTTAATAAGAATCTGATTTTTTATTGGTCGTATCATGGTATCTTATATTGGTATCGTTTTTATTTACTCCACAAAGCTTACAACCCAATGTCTTATGGTTAATGCCTTCTGCGGTGGCCGCCTCTTTGACCGAGTTGTAAATTACACCTGTGCGTATATTTATAACCTTCCTTTTTCTGAATTGACCACCCAATTTAGCTTCATTTAATGGAGCTATTTGATGCGGATATGCCGCCGATGTCTTGTATGTAAAAATATATCCTCTTGCATGTTTGTTTTTTCCGGTTAGACATGAAGATATGTTTTCTCTATTAATCCCTAGTTCAGCGGATGCCTGTGTGGAGCTTTTGAATTCTTTTATAAATGATCCATCTATTCCGTATTGCAAAATCGGCTTTTCTGACCAAGGAACTTTTTTGCCCATAGCGGCATGGCTGAGTATTTTCCTTTGCCATTCAGGCTGCGGCCTACCCCTTAATTTGGAAGCCATTTTCTCCCTCATTTCTTTTGTTATCGGCCTGGCCTTTGCGTGTTTGCTAAGTTTAGCCCTGGTTTCGGCAGATGGGGGTTTTCTGTTTTTACCGGCAATGGACATCTTCCTTTTTGCCTCATCTGTTATAAGCAAATTGGCAAACCCCTCTCCGCCGTCAGTTAAGTTGATAAGAGGACCCTTCCGCAAATCGCGCCTTCCATATAACTGAATAAATTCCTTTTCCTTGTTGCATGCCTCATCCCACTCTATTCCATCTATAATTATTTCTACTTCGTATTCTGTTTTTGCCGTAATATTTTTCCAGTATCTATTTCTGATGTAAATGGAGTGGGCTCTCTTATATTCGCCAGCGTTATCCTTTCCAATTCCGATGTAAAACGGACCATTTTGATCAAGTCTGATATGTCTATAAACGTAGGCCATTTTTATACAAATTTACGCATCTGCCCCCGAATTCGTAGCCTCTTTTGGCTGTTGCCTTTCCCAAGATAACATTTTACTCACATATGACGTAATATCACTGAGCGTTTCATCCGGGACATTCAATAGACTATTCAGATCAGCCGAATTACCGCCGCTAATCATCCTCACTTTCGCCGTAAAGTTGTTTAGCTGTAGAGTAGATATTGCGTATAGGTAGATACATTCCGGGTAAAAAAGTATCTTGTTTGGTATAGGCCGCATGTTCTGGTAATACCCAACTTGATTTTCGCTTAACGGGATAGCCGGATCAGATATATTACCGCTTGTATCCATGAATTGCAACGTCCCAACCCCTTCCACATTTCCTATACCTATTGGTATTTGTGGTAGCGTGATTTGATACGTAAACTGATCGAATTGAGCAACTGGTAGCCCCAAAAAAGTTGTGTAAAAACTATTGTTTACATATGCCACACCATCCAATTGCTCATTCTCTCTATAGTTCTTTACCGCCGATGCTGCCAAAGCCTCTGTGAGCCAATTGTTGACAAGATTATCTGTGATATTACTATCTATGGACGGTTGACCGCCATATACTTGTCTCAAAATCCTCCGTATCAGCTGTAGCCTTGTCATTGCCCTTTATCAATTATATTTTGAGCGTAACCACTTATCTCTTGTGCTGCCAGATTGACCCCTACCATGCGTAGCGCGCGGCTGATAATCTCGAAACAGTCCACATCATACCAAGCATATCCAGTACTGCCGCCTGCGTTGTAAATCGGCCTACCGTTAGCGTCTGGAGTGTAGGCCCAATTGAATACAGGCGGTGTCTGCACGTAGCTTATTAAAGCCGTCCCTAACGTGTTCCCGTCAAAATTCGCATTCGGATAAAACCTAAAACCGTCGCTTTCCAAAAGGTATATTGGATTGGTGTCAACTGGATCGATTGGGTCGCTTATGTAGTTCGGCGCTTTGTGTTGTGGAACGAAACGTATCCTTGTCCTTGCCGGAACGTTCATATACATGGCATCCACCTGTTCGAAGCTAGTTGGGTACGGCGCTAATCCGGTTGCATCAATTGTCAATGTACTTACTGGGCCGATAAAAGGCGTTAACCTAAGTCGAGCCGTTTCATTAACCGCATATTCCACTCTTGACTGTGGCGCTCCGTACTGGTATTGCTGCATCTGCCCTAAACAGTAATCCAAAAAAGACGTCTGAGCTTGTTGAAGGATTAAGTTGGCTTTGTTAGGAGCGACATTCCCGCGCTGAAATTGGTTCGCACAATACAACAAAAGCTGATATGAAAAGTCGGCCGTCAATTAAACGCCATTTTTTCAAGTCGTTCAACAAAAGATTTTGATTCATCAGTCGGCAACATAGCAAACTCTACCAAGTAGTCCACAGATTCCCTACCATGCGGCAGTCTGCAAATAAGTTGGCCAGTAGGATATTTGATTTCGGTAGTTGAAACTGAAATCTTTGCGTCTACTATAGCCCTCCGGATCAGGTATTTGTACTCTACTTCCTTTGAATCCAAAGATTCTTTGAACTTCTTAGGATCGGCTTTTGCTGCCCTGAGATAAAGCGCTCGGATACCATCTTCCCCTCGAATCTGACCCATCTCGTTGGTGATTGGCAGGTTTAGATACAAGGCGTGTTTTTTCATTTTCTCGAACGGTTGCTCCATAGCCAATTGCACAACCTTTGCTTCCAGCAGTTCTTTTTCGAATGCTTCTCTTTCTTCTGCCGACGCATCCCACTCGTAAAACGAACGTTTTTTGCCGGGTATACGGTTTGGGTTCCCCTCATTGGCGTTCATTAACCTCGCCACCTTCACGATCATCTCGTCCTTTAGCTCATCACAGATGAGATTTCCGGCGACAAAGGTTATACTGATCCTGTTCTTTTGAAGGAATTCTTTGTCCATCTTTTCCTGCTCATCCATCCAAATAGTAGTAGCTCCCCGAATAAGCCTGATCCGGCGCATCCGTTTTGTTTCCGGGTCGAATACGTCGTCGATGCCATCTAGGTGTACTTTACCATTGGGTGCGTTCCTCAGTTTAAAAATAATCATCGGCCTATTAATCTGCGTCGGTGACATTTTTGCCATGATTTCCTTAAACACCGGGTCTACCTTTTTTTCGTCCTGAGTTGCTAAAAGAGCGTCTGACGATGAAATTGCTTTTGACATAAAAATTAATTCAAATTAAGTGATTCGTACGTGTCTTTATAAATGAAAATGTGGCCGCTAGATAATGGCTTCATATTGCCCACCCTAGCGATCCACTTAATGGTTCCGTAATTGACTTTCGTATCCTGGGACGCCTCAATTGAGGACGGGTATTCCTTGATAATAGTCCCGAAAGGCGACAATAGCAAAACTGCTCGTTTAATCCCCTTATTCTTTTTCAGTCCAGCGTTGCTGATTTTATCTTTAATGTCGCCGTCCTTGTACCTAAAAATGTATCCCTTTGCCTTGGTGTGCCTACCACAGCAAACTTTTGCCACACAAGAAACGTCAATACATAAATCAATTGCAGCGTCAGTTACAGATTTGTATTCTTTAAGAAAATCGCCGTCCAAATTATACGCTAAAACTGGCTTCCTAATGGCTTCTCGCCCTTTCTCTGCTCCCCATTCCGGGACCCGCCGCCCATCTTCCAAGTTTCTTTTTCTTGCCTTATTTCCGATCGTAGTCTTAGCGTCGTCCGAATGTTTCTTTCCATAAAATCCGTTCTTTTCACCGCTTATTTTTTTGCTATGGTTTTTTCTACGTTCAACATCGTGCATCCACGTAGACCCTTCTCCATTTCCTCCTTCTTTCATATTTAGCCCTCTTTCATTAGGGTACTTGTAAATATGCGTCCTAAATTCTTCAATCCAATACCGCTCTCTATCGTTCAGCATATCGTTAGAGACTTCCTCAATTATTTCAAAAACGTGTTTTTCCCAACCATATTTTTTTATGCTTCTGAGAATAAGAATTCTTCCGTGATAATTTTTCGACATGAATTTATAGGATGCAATTCTCTTCCGTATGTTTAGCGCTTGACCAACATATCGTCTACCTGAAGGAGTTGTTATCCTGTAAATGAACCCCATTTTTTTATCTTAAAGATACTAAATTTCGTTTAATAGGGGCCGTTATAATTAACGGCCCCTAACTACTTGATACTAAGCCGCTTCTGTGAAAATGAACTGTGACGCAGCAACTACGCGGGTACCTCTGTAGCAGATAAATTCCACGTAATCAACCATGGTACCATCCGTTGGGTTCATGCTACCCCCCCCATGACACCAGACCCTGATTCCATTTCCTTGCGTTCCGCCTTTCGGAGCCTTCTGTACCATAACGGTTAGGTTCTTGTAAACCTTCGTTGCGTCATTGTAGTCCTGAGCTGTTCCGAATGGAATGATATGTCCTGAGTTACGGAAGAAATCTACTCCGGGAGTAACACCTGTAGTGAATTCAGTATTATACTGACGATACTTTTTCACTCCAATCATGTAGTCGTCGACGTTTACGTGCTTTACGCCGTAATTGATTAGGGCTTCTTCAGAGGCCTCGTTCTTGCCCCAAACAAATGCACCTGCCGGGTACGTAGAGAACAGCCCATCGCTGAAGTCTTGGCGCAAGAAGATGTCCTGCATCCACAAACATTGTTTTGCGCAGCCGTTAACGTCCATGATCCTCGTTATCTCATGTAGTTTGGCTATGTCCAAATTTCCGGGAGTGATTCCTACTGTTTCGCCATCGGTGGCAATTTTAGGGAACACTCCTTGAGAACCCTTGGAACTGTACCCATTAGCATTTACGATAGCCGTGTTGTTCTGAATGTCGCCACGGAGTAGTTTAAACTCTACGTCGTTTTTGAATCTAGTTTCTGTCTTCACCAATGACTTGTAAGTGAACAAGGAAGTACCAGCCTGCTGGACAGCAGCCGAACCAGTCACTCCACCAGTGTAGTACACCTGCGTCATTTCAGCCAGATCGGTGCCAGCGTGCGTATCCCTCATTTCAGTGATATTGTTGCTGTACTTCTGATCCAAATGAACGAGTGCGGATGCGCTACCGGACGCTTCGCCGACGTCCATCTGACCACCGAATAACAGAACATCGCTTGTCAGCAAGGACGTTGCTCCGGCGGATGCAAGAGATTGTCCGGTCTGTTTTGGAGCGACTTGGAATGTAAAGGCTCCCGGAGTGGTTGTAACGATGGAGTTGGGTAAAATGACCCCTTCCACGTTTGTAGAGGCCACCCGTACCGTTTCGCCGCCTCTTAGTGGGGCTTGTGTCCCACCATTAAAATGGAAAGGCGCAGCCAAGGTCGGAGCAATCGTAGCGCCGACAGCAGCCGACACGTTGTTGGCGATCTGGATGCCGGGCATTAATTTACCCCTATTCTCGAACCAAAAATAGTTCTGGTTAAAAACTTCTTCCATCCCGCCGTAGGTGGATAACCACCATGTGAGGTCTTCGTTACCATATTTTTCAACGTAATCTTTGTAATACTGAGGGGTTAGCAGTTGTAAGTAACTGACTAGCCCCTGTGTCGCGCCATTAGCTAATGCTATCTGGCCCGGCTGCAATATATTCCCTGTAGGAATTCCTGTAGGCATGATTTTTAAATTTTAAATTGTTAAGCAATTACGCTTGTTTCCATAGTTGATCAATAGCATCCGCTTGTGTACCTTTCTCCGTCTTGTCCATTTGAACAACCTTGGATTCACCGTCAACTTTGATGTTCTTGTTTATTTTCGCCTGCGCTTTCATACGTTGCATACCGGTTTCGGTAGCAATGCTTTTAAAGATTTTGTCCCGGTTATCCAGCAAATAGAGATCCTCCCCCATTCGCTTGATGTTTACCGATCCATCTTGATTGATCCAGCGTTTAGAAAATAAAGTATTAACATCTAGCCCTTTATCGGCGAAAGCCTCCAATTCAGCCTTATAGGGAGCAAGGTCTTCAGGCTTGATGCCGTAGGACACTGGAAATTCCGCTACATCATCCTTGAAAGTAGTGGAAAATTCTTTAATCTCCCCTAGCTGCTTGGGCGCTTCTTTACGATAATTTTCAACAAATGCTTTGCGGGCCTCCAAAACCTCTTGGGGTGGCCCTTCTTGCTCTTGTCTTTTGGGTATTTCTGGTGGTACAAGCTCCGTAATTCGTTTGGCTAAATCTTGTTTAGCCGTAAATGCGTCCCGCTCAATAGCCCTGTTCACTTTTGCTACACGGGTATTGTATTCGATCATTCGCTCCTGAAAGTCTTCTGCTTCTTCCCCGACATTTTGCACAGGCTTTCTGGGAAGGGAATACCTTTCTTCGAAAACATCCTCTATATCTTCTGGTTTGAAGTGGGGATTGGTTTGCTGTAGATGCAATTTAATGGCGTCGGCGGCGGGGAGATCGACAGCTTTTTTTAATTGACGTTGAGTATTCAGGTAATCTAAAACTTTATCAGTCTCACCGGCTTCCCATGCTTCGGCCAACATTTTGCTTTCTTCGTTGGCAAATTTCCTTTCAGCAGGAGTTTGAGCTTTCGAACGTAGCTGTTCGGCTTCTGTCTTTAAAGCCTTTACTTCATCCCATGACTTGAATCCAGTTTGCTTTTCAAGATACTCCAATTCATCAACGATTTCGTCAGCATCAGCAGGTTTGTCCGCTGGTTTATCGATAGGCTTTGCTGCTGCTCCCTCGTCTGTTACATCCGTCGGCTTAGTTGGTTCTGGGGCATTCGTAGTCCATCCGCCATCATCGAATAAATTACCAGATGGAGTAATGACTTGCATTCCGGGAAGTCCTTGTATAGGTTCTGCTACTGTTGATTCGTCTGCCATAAAAATTACATTGTTTGTGAAATCTTAGCGAAGTATACCAGAATTTTACAGGTCGTCGAAGCCGTCCCATCAAACTGTAAATACCTTGCTACAGATGAAAATTTATAAATTGTATTGGTGGCGGCTGTTGTTCCGGATGCTCCTGTTGTAGCATTTACACCTTGTACCGAAACCCAGTTAGTTGCACTCGTTGCATTGTCTTGCGCCTCTCCCGTAATACCACCGCCATCATTAGATCCTGAAAATGTAATAGCCCCGGCGAGATTAACAAAGTGTACGATAACAAAATCGAATCCAGATGTGTCAATTTGCAATAGGCCAGTGTTAGTCCCGATCCCCAAATTAAATTGGTTGGTGAAATCAACGTGCTTTGCTATCATAATAATTTATTTTAAAAGAACGTGACGACCTCATTTGCAGCCAATTGACCCGGTGTTGAAGTGCTGTCAAATCTTAAATTTGGTTGTGCCGGTTTGCACCTGACTGTTATTCCGGCTGTATCAATTTCACTGACTGTTCCTAAGTTACCAGAACTCACCACCCCGCATTTTTGACCGACATAAAGATTGGCAATATTGGCATTAGATGCCGCCCAACTCATACTTAAAATCGCGTCTTGGCCGTCTAATGCTGGACTTGCCGTTGTGTTAGTGATATTTACGCTCATTGCGGTTGTGTTTGTAGTGATTGATCTTGTAGTTGTCCTTGTTGCTGATCGGGTGGCCCTTGGTCTGGTTGGTTCTGATCCTGTGGCTGCTGTAATCCGCCGGGCTGTGGCGGACCTCCTGGTTGCGCGGCTGCCATCTGCATACCCTGTTGCATTCCTTGTTGTAAGGCTTGCTGGTTCTGCTGGTTTTCTGCGAATAACGGTATTCCTACATTTTTATACAATTCCATTGCGACTTGATCTAATCCGGGAGGCATGGCGACCCCAGCAGTCACTATAGAAGATATCATTTGGATAAACAATTCTTCTTTTTTGGCTTTACTCAAATCGGCATTTTTTTGAGCTTCATATCCTGCCTTCGCTTGCTCATGGGCCGCGTCTAACTGGGCTTTAAGTTGGACAGCTTGTTGCTGTGCTTGCGCGTTTTGTTGGGACTGTTGGGCGGCGGCTTGTTGTTGAGATTGCCACATTTTCTTTTGACACCGGCGCATGTACAGTTCGGCTAACTTAACGTCATCCATAGCCAACCGTCTGAGTTTGAACGGGTCAAGGAATGTAATCAATTCCGGGTTGGCTTGCAAAGCCTGTTGCATGAACATGTCGAGCGCTTGCATCTGAGTATCGGTCGGCAACATTCTTGCGACCGTAGAAAAAGCTCTACCTTTTATGTTGTCTTCTTTCAGGATTTTTCTATAGGCATCCGCCCCGTAGGTTACGCTATCATGCAGTAGGCAGGAAATCCTTTTTGCCGTCCCTTCCATGCAGTAGAGATAGGCATCGTACATGTAATCGGTCGCCTCATCTGCCGCTTGCATGGCGGATTGTACATTATCGCTTGTGACGCGTGGTTTAGCGGCCTGTGTGGATATGCTCGGATCTTCCCCAAGTTCATCCTTGTATACCTTGTAGTGAAATTCGTAGGTCTGTATAAGCCCCTGCATTTGGGACATGAAGCCGGAATTGGCTAGTTCTTCAATCGGAACCGGGATAGGATTCCCCTCGGCATCTTTGCCACGGTAGTAAAGCATCCCGGTTTGCTGATAAAATTTAACAGGGTCTATCAGTCTATTTTTATCACCTAGCCCATAATCCAGTTCTTGAATGGCGTCCGTATTCACGGCGGCCCCGTGCGGAATCATGGACATGACGCACTGTTGTATTTTGTACCGCGCCAATATCATTTGATCCGCCGGTTCTTCAACCTTCTCCGGAATGGCCACGTTCTTCATATCCTGATTCTGGTACATGTACGGCGCGTACGGAAACAGACATTCGCCGTATTCTTTTGGATCTTGCGGTCGGATCATGTTCTCCCAAAGGCCCCACGAAAGAATAGTTTCAGTACTTCTGATATAAAGGCCCTTGTAGATTTTGATGTTCTTGTCTTCTACGTATTCTTCGTTGTCGGCCAACTTTGCCGGAGTGCCACCTTTTTTAAGCAGGGTGCTTTTGTTCTTTTTGGTTTGGACTAAGGTGTACGGGTCTTTATCCAAGGTCTTCACATAGAACCGGACGACGGGGACGTTCCATTCGTCGTAAGGGCGTAGTACAGCTACGTTCCATTCAACTAGCCACCGGAGTTTATCGTACAATTGGTATTCCTGAGAGCTTTGAGCAATCTCCCAAAGCTGTTCTTCCGTTAGATGGCCGCCAAATTCAACCCCAAACTTACCTCGGATTTCGGTAATCTTCATTCCTATCGCATCCCCTTGCCAAGAACAATCGTGCAAATCATTGTATTCCGACCATGAATAGAAAAAGTTTTCCGATTTGATCCAAGACACATCAATCACCCCGTTGGTGTCCATTTCCGTATGAGTGACCGGCAGTCCTACTTCTGCGCTATCGTGTAGTAATTTTTCCTTGTTCTGGTCAAAAAATCCATTGGCGTCAAGAACATCATTCACTCCCTTTTCGTATAAAATTTCTTCCGGGAGACGTTGCAATTCATTTGACCATAAAAGAAGTTCGTCTGGGTCTTCGGGTATAAACTGATCTTTGGGAGTAATTTGGGTGCCGGACGCCTGTTCCAATTGGGCGACCATATCCCGGTGCATCATGTAAAATTCCGCCTGTTGATACCCTTCTATCCGGTCTTTTTCGGATAGCGAATCCGTCGCCCTAACCACAATCTTTTCATTCCGCCCCATCCATCGACCGACTATTTTGGAAATGGTCGTACTGACTACCTTTATCGCCGCCCAGTTCAGATTGATGTAGTTAACCTTACCGTTGAAGTCAAGCCTATCCTGCCATTTAACAGGGTCAACCTTACCAGCGGCCAAGTCTCGATTTACTTTAAACCTGCTGTTTCTGATCCAAAAATACCCGCTCCCTATTCCAGCAAAAACAGTCGAGCAGATGTACTGAGCTATTTGCTTTCCGACAAGCGGATCGCTTTTTTGCTTGACATTCACCATTAACTGGAAGTACTTCAGGGCTTCTGTGCCCCCAATGCTGGTAATTTTTTCTGATTCAGCCAATAATGTGGAATTATTGGTTCAAATTTAATGCTTTACAATAGATGGCGTTAGTATCTGAAAAGAAATCGTGGAACACATTGTGTGGAACGGTCCACTAATTTATATATTTGTTCATCCATTATGAGGCCAAGAAATAAAAAGGGTCGTAATCCAAATTGCGCAAAATGCGGCAAACCGATTGAGGAAAATCGTAAAGGGAAATATGGCTACTGTAAAAAATGCCATTCGGCCCACATGCGCAATAGTCGAAAAATCAGTTCACCGTTGGTGTGTAATTAGGGTTCTCATACACTTTTACCAACGGGCTTTTTCTTGGCGGCGGTTTTGCGTCAGGCTCCATCAACACGACCAAAAGAATTAAGAAGGATACCACTGTATCAAAGGCGGTGCGGTCGTATGGATCGAATAAAAGAAGATTAGCCAACAATTCCTCAAAGTCAATTAGCGGACAATAATTTTCGACATAGGCTATCCCGGTATCTAATTGTTTTGTTAAACTGAAGGGGGTAGTTGGAAATCCCCTGAATCTGTCAGGGTCTTTTCTTTTGGTTGGATCAATTGTACTCATCGGGTATCTGCCCAAATAACCCAATCTCCCCCTGTCTTTAAAATAACTCAGGTAATCGTCTGCATTGTGTTCGTACCAAACCAAAAACGAATTGTATTCTGCGCAAAGCATTACCTGCTCGTGTAGAATTTCTTTTGTAGATGGACGCCCGTATAGATGCTGAATTGGTTTACCAGTGTTGTACGGGTTTTGTATGTCGAATTTAAGCCCAACCCATCCTGACGCCTTCGATCCGTATTTCCTACCGCCTTGGCTATTGCTATACCCGTCCACGGCCATAGCTCCGATATGCGTTCGGACCGGCATCCTAACCCCATCTACGATAACAAACTTATTAGCGTCTTCGGGCTTTAATATGTCTGTGCATCGCCAATGAAAACTATTTTCTTTTGGATCAACATCCCGCCATTTTACTATTTGATCCAAATCCCTATAGTATAAAATGGTTCTTTTCGGAATTTTGTTTTCCTCAAGTTCGCTTTGGCGAAGATGTATTTTATGAGAATTGAAAACAGAATCTGTGTTGGCCGCCTCAAACATCTCTTTTATAGTGCAGGGATTCTGACGAATTTCTTCCTCCAATAATTCAGAATCTAGCCCTTCCCTCCGACTGTAGATATATTTTCTTGCCCCTAGTTGTATATCTTCTTCCGAAATTTCGGATATGGTTTCGCCGGTGTTTGGGTCTTTGACTACCCATTTTTCAACCAGGTATTTATACTGTTCTTCTGTGGGTTCGTCTATAACAGACATGCCATATTTATCAATAAACCCTTCGTAGTTATCGTAGGCCGGGGTGAAGTAAGTTACAAACCTATTCTTTGTTTTCTTACCCGGGTTCTTAAACTGATTGGCCGCATCCCAAAACTTTTTATACTCAGCGCCACCACCTTTTGTCATTTCATTTACAGTAGAGGGGCATTCTGCAAACCCAACACGCTTGGCTCCCTTTATCATCGTCTTGGTGACCTTAGATATAAACTTGGAGAATTTAACATCTAACGGCCACTTACCTCCTTCATCCCAAAGACCACGGCTAATCCTTCCCCTATCGTACGCATTTTCTACTGGTGCCCGGTAGTTCACCTTACATCGCATCCCCTTACCACTAACTTCACCCTTGTTTATCTTGACTGCAAACACCAACTCGGTTACGCTATCTGCCCTGTTTAGTTGCCTTGGTTTTAAGAATACCGGGAGTTGGTTGTACCCAAAAGTAACCATTTCAAGAAAAGTCTCCCTGCTATCCGTATTTGTTTTGCTGACCAGACCGCAATTGCTATTGGTAAAAAATATACACTCGTAAATCAAATTAGATGTGGCCTGAGAGCTTGCCCCTTCGCGTCGCTTCTTGCCTCTCCCGATTCCTATACACCACAATACATTTTCCCAGTGTTCCAGAAATAGAAAATAATTTCTATCGGCCATTCTTGCATCAGGGTAGATGTCATCCTCTAATTTCCACCATTGCCAATAAAAATAGTTTTTACCTGTTATATAAGTTGGGATGCCTCTATTAAAATACCAATAACCTTTTTTGCATTTATGCACTTCGAGTGTAGCATATGCCTTTTGCTGCGGAGTTAAGATTGCATTTTTATCCTCGTCAAATGAAATGTTATCAAAATAGTCTGGCAATTCTTTTCTAACCCAAACTTGATCATCTAATGGTAGTCCATACCCGTCGATAACTTCAAGTGGCGGCTGGTCTGGCAGATAGATGGTTGATCCGTATATTTTTGTTGTTTCAGCCATTAAGACATTTTTCAATGCTCCATCCTCTTGAAAGCCGCTGATAAAGATTTTTCAATGATATATTTAAATCATCAGCCCATTGGGAAACTGTTTTTGTCTGATTATTATGTGTTATTAGCCTGCTTGTCCTTCTTTTATTTGAATTTGACTTTGGAGTTATGAACATGCATGTGGAAGGGGAATAAATAAGGCCATCACCTTTTAAATCTTTGTCTAATTGCAGTCCTTCTTCCCATCCATTAGCTATTGCCCATCTAAAGAACGACATGAAGTCGTCCCTCCACTCTTCACATACGGTCACGCCTCTTCCTCCATAGTCTTTGTATTGCGTAACGGACGGAGTGTAGCACCTAGACTTCATGCTGCTCCAAACTCCGTAAAGCTTGTGTCCTTTTAGCTTATGCCTAGAATTGGCCGCTGAAGTTGCCTTTTTATGCAAGCACCCGCAACTTCTGGTTTCGCAGGTCTTCACCTTGTATATCTGGGATATGAATTTATTGCCACAAACGCACCTAAAGGCGGCGAATCTCCTTTTGGCATTATTGTCTACATTATGCAAAAAAATTGCTTCCCCTACTTGCTCACCATATTTATATTCTATTCTATTCCACATATTCATTTTCGTGTTTCAGCTATGGTTTCAATGAATGGAGTTTTCAAATCCTCCTTTTCGTTTCCTGTAATGCCGGCAGATACCGCCAACAATGGAAGAATTTCGCAAAGTGACTTTACCGCCCCCCATACTATTTTCATCTTATCAATACTCTTATCCGCCCCATCCGAAATGTCAATATTTTTTAAACTTTTTGAATTAATCATATCCGCCAAGTCAGATACTTGTCTATTGATAGCGTAGTACAGTTTTGCCTTGCTCGGGCCTTCGTAACCTGCAATTTTTTCAGTCAGTAATGCGACTTTTTTTTGCTCCTGCTCATACAGTTTTTTATAGTCCAGTTCTTCAGGCATTAACAAGTTCTTTTAAAGGCTTAGCGTCAAACGCAGATAAGCCGACTAATAGTTTCCCGGTTTTAAGTTCCTTAGTTAAATCATCTCGAATGGCGACAATTTCTTCGCGTTCGTTGTCTTCATCTTCGTAATGACGACAACGTATGATTCTATTTTCTCTGCCATCTAACCCTTGAAAAATCAGCTCATAGTCGCATGCCCTAAGTGTGTGGACGATTTTCCCAGACAATTTCCCAGATGTAATATACAACACATTTTTAATCAGCGTCGGCTCTATTCCCAATAAGATGCCAAAATAAGGTTTGAAAACACGGAGGGCGGTGGCATATCCTTTCACGGGTCGCCATGTTTCCCCATCCAACCAGAAGAAAGCATTGTCTTGCGGGATTGAATAGTATTCTATACGGTCGGCTATCTTTTGCCCGCTCAAATGGCCGTGGTTAGTAATCCTAAAAGTTTCATGGACCGCATTGTGAGACAGAAGTATCTCAACTCCTTCTTTTAATCCTTCGCCGGAAATTACAATTGCATTTACTTCACTCACTTCCCTCCTATTAAGGTTATTCCACCCTCTCTCCAGAATCAACACTTCACCATTATCCATTCTGTGCCTACGCTTATGTTCATGGTTTACCTTAACCACAATTTTCCCTTGTACGTGTTTGAGCATATCAATGTTTCAATACGTTCTCGTAAAACTGTTCTTGCTTTTTAGCTAACGGGCCAAGTTTGCCGCTTGCGGCTTCGGTGTGTTTAGCGGCGGAAACGGGCTTATCGCTGGCGGTTCCTGTAGACTTATGAAGGCCGCCGACCTTAAATTTAATCTTGTGCTGGCCTTTCTCCTTTGGTTTTATTACTCTTATTTTTGCCATTGTTAATTTGTTTAAGAGTTTGAGTGGCTTCATCCCACTGGAATCTGTCTTTTGTTGGTTCTTCCTTTTCAAGAGTATTCCCATGCGGAGTTAAAATGGCTCCATCCTTTGGAGGTGGACCTATCCAAATACTTCCAGGGTTCAACAAGTCATTCATTGTATTTACTTTTTAGTTGCAAAAAAATCACAACAGTACTTTTCTGGCGCAACAGGAATTTCGCCCGAGCCATTGTTCCATTCCCTATAGTATTTGTTCTCGCAATCCTTCCCATCCCAGAAATGGCATTTAGCACAATCAGAGCCACCTTCCGGAACTACGATGCCCAACTTGTGGTCGGATGGGTATTCTGGTAATTTCTTAACGGTGCGCTTTATTTTAGCCATAAGGCTAAGTTAATGATTATTTTACATTCTTTCCAAACACCATTGGTCCATGATGGCAGGAAGAATTTCCGGTACTGGCAAAAGGTCTTCTGGTCCGAACCACTTACTGGGATCAAACGTGGTCATTCCATCCAATTTTTTATCTACCCCTACTTCAAAAACATTGGCTTGCATGTTCCGTATCTTGTCTGCGTGAACCTCTTTATTACGGACAAACCCGAAATGGTAAATCCTTATTCGATCCAAGTAAGCACCACTTGCTGGAGCATAGATACTTTCCGCATCGCCGCCTGTCATGTACTGTGACTTTGCCAAGCGGATTACCTGGGTACTGCAAGGATTTCTATTCCCTTTTACATTCAGCATTTCATATGGGGTATTCCAAAGGTTAATCCGGCTCACTAGATAGGCTTCAGCAGTTCCGTAATCAACGGCTTCCCTGATTGATTTATGGCATTTTTCATGGACAACCTCATCGCTTTGTTGGTAAAAATTCCATTCGGCGGTAAGTTCCGCAATCGCCTTGTTAGAGAAGTGGTTTAGTTTAGCCCAGCCATGTAGGCTGTCCCATTCTTCCCGATCCAAATAGATAATTTTTGTCTTTTCATTCTCCAAAGTTTTCAAAACCTCTACCGTCCCGTCACGACTTCCGGCATCTACGATAACGACTTCGTCGCAAAATTCCTGCATCGATTGAATAGATTCCTTAAAGCAGTAATCGTAGGTCAGTCCATCGATAACGAATTGCGTCCCCCCTAGTCTCTTACTCATGGCTTCTTTTTTAATAGGAATACGCCATATCCCCGCCACCATTCCTCGTTCAAATGTCCATCGCCAAGAGTTTCGTTAATCAATTCCCATTTGTGAAGTATTTCATATCCACCTTCATCTATTCCGGCCATTGTTCCCTCCTTGACTCTTTCGTAAGTCCAATCATCGCAACAGTAGGTAACGTAATCATTCAAAACAGGCTTATAGTATATAAGAGCATTTTTTTGATCTTCATAGGAGTGCCCTGCGTCGTATAAGAAAAGATCAATAGGCCCTAATACTTTCGAAAGATCAGCCGAAAACGCATCGGATTTTATTTTCGAAAACTTAGTATTCAACGGCTTGAGCATGGCCGTATTTTCATCAAATTGAATTTCCGCTTTGTCTTCACTAGTTTCGTCTGACTCCCAGCTATCTATGGCGGTGACTGCACCCAGGTTAGGATTTCCGCAAATGGTTGAGCAGAACAACCCCGATTTATGGACTCCAACTTCTAGGTAATTGTAAGAAATGTTGCCAAGCAAATTCATCAGGTGCCTGATCCGCAAAGAACTAAGAGCCGGGACAGACAACGCCAATGGCGTTAACTTAGACTTTCTTTGTATCGCCTGATCTATACACAGTCCTATTGACGCCGATATCATGGCGTTAACTTCCGCTTGTTGATATTGTTCCTTAAATGACATATTTATTTTTTATTTCGTTATGTATTCTTTGTTTTTCTTCATCGGAGCATCGAACGGCGAAAAAGGCTCCTAAGTTCAATTCAGGATGCCAGTTTGGAAATACAATACACAAATACTCCGGTAGCATATCTGGTGTCCATGAGCTTGCATGACTATCTGGGCGGCCGTCGTCGGTCGTTCCAAATGGCCCTAGTGGAGTAAATATAATCTGCTTATCCGAACATATTTCCATGGCATCCAAAAGAGCAAGCCCTCTTTCATGAGTAAGGTGTTCAAGAGAATCCGAGGATATTGCTACCTGAAAATGATGTTCGTAAGATTCAAGATACTTTACCATGTCGGACTTAACTAAATATTGTTGTTCTTCCGGAAAGTCTAACTGGCGTTCCTGAATATCAACATATGTCCTTTTTAGAAAACCAAGTTGTGGCGTATAGGGCGCTTTATACGCCCCTAAGTCAATCATTGATTTGCCTTTCGTATCCATGCAAATAATCTTCATTATCTCAAGCCACAACTCGCCGCTACCGCTGATCCATTCAAGTGTTATACTATTCATGCTTACCCCCAATGATCTTTTTGAAAAGAATATCTTGCCCCGGCTGTCTGGTTAATTCATGGACTCTGGAATATCCTTTCCCCTTTAGTTCCGCAATGAGTTTGGTATTTTCTTCATCTCTTATCCTATCTCCATGCTTGTCTCTAAACTCCATAAATTCCATTGGGCTTTTCCCTTCGCCTAATTCAGCTTTAAAACGCATAGCCACTCGGTGCTTTAATAGCTTGTCGAACTCTTCCTGTAGTTCTTCTTTTGAAGGGCTATAACCACGTATGCGGTGGGCCTTTTTCTTTTTGAATGGATTTCTCATCTGTCCTCTAAATATTGCATTATACTATCATCTCCTTGAATGGGTGGTAGTCTACCGTCGATAGGATGAAAATATCTCCTCGTCCTTTGATTTGGTGGAGAATCAATTTGTTCTCTAAATAAATCTCCTTGTTTGTAGCAAAACGCCTTGTCATTAAAGTCAAGTCGTATATCTTTTTTTAGCTTGTATATTTTCATATCGTTTGGTTTATGGCGTCAATAACTTGTTGCGTAGTGAAGCGTACGCAGGGGGGTACTGGCTCATTTTCTACGCATTCGGTTCCCTGAAACATTTTAGTTACCATTCTTACTTGACCTAACGTTTCTAAACATTCAACCCCTTCCGTAGAAATAGCACTAGACCAGCAATGGGGTAGTCTGCAAATTGGCTTTTCGGCATTGTGGTTTGAAATAACTGTTACGTTCGTTTTATCTGGTATGATGTAATCTGGATTAACGGAGCCGAACCAAATTATTGCTGGCGTATCCATTGCCAAGGCTATATTCGAAGGGCCGGAATCACAACCTAAAAACAGATCAGCGCCGCCAATCAACCGCATCAACATAGGCTCGTTCATGTTGCGCATCTCGACAGCACCTTTAGGCGTTGTATGTTTTCCATGACCGATCTGAACAACGGTGTATCCTTTTTCTATCAAGTGCGCAACAACCGCATCCCAGTCTACTCCGTAAATATTTCGGCCCTCTTGCCCTCGGCGGTCATTGTGAAGAACACAATATTTTCTAAATAATTTATGTTCTGGTAGTTTGGGATTAAACTGTAAAGTCAATTTAGGGTTCCTTATTTCGACATCATTGATTCCTGCCATTTCAAAATAACTTTTTAAATGCAGTTGTTCAGGGGAGCTTTCATATGACATATCCAAATCTACAAATTTAGCCCCCCGCAATAGCTTGGGATCAACTTCCTCCGGTCGGTATATTTTGAAGTAATGGAACAAAAATAGATTAAAAAATTGCGGCAACGTCTCTAAAACAACCCTGTAGCCTTTTTTATGGAAATAATGGAGTATGCCTTCCGTCTGCACGACGTCTCCTAAACTTGCGAGCCTTCGAACGACAATAGTTTCCTTAAAAGGTTGATGAAAAAAAGAGTGAAATCCGAATGTGGGTTGGGTTGGCTCCCTCAATTCGAACGAAAATCTATCAGCCAATTCTTGCGAGGCCCATTTAAAACCATATTTGGCTTCTAGGTAGGGCCTATAGACCTTGCAAATCATGTTATCCTCTGGGTGGGTGGATACAATCATTGGATCAGTGGCCACCGCCTCCATAAGCCTACGCGAACGCCCCGAAAATCCACCATTGCCCACCGAAAATCCATCCGTTTCCAACCAACTTGCCCCAATGTAATCAACAGACAGGAATTCGTCATCCCAAAGTTCGCCGTCCAAAACGTAGCTATCCCACTGGCTGATTAGAATAAAATCCGTGTCTATGTGCTTGTGCAATTCTCGGATAATCCAAGTACTGTAATCGGCCTTCGACTTCAAGGAAGGTATTTTAACCACTTCTATGTCGTCCTTTATAGCTAATCCAACACTTGTAAATAGAATGGTTTTTGCAGGCTTGATCTGAGTTAAACTACGCCTCAATGAAGCTAAAGCCCGCCCAGGGGATACAGTGTCGCAAACTATAAGGGTTACTCTAGGTAGTTCTTTCATTTCCGTTCCTTGAAAAATTGGTTAATTATTTGGCGAAGTGCGGCCATAAAGGTGATACCTTCGTGCTTGGAGTACGACTTTACCTTTTCGTACATGGCCTTCTTAAATCTTACAGTAAATTTTACCATCTTCAAGATAGTTGCCACCTTAAAGGTAGCGTTTTGGCCAAAACCGACAAAACTCATTTATTTTTAATGGGTCGAAATATATTTTGCTATACTTTAAAACTTAATTTTTATGGCTACAGGTCAAAATGCGTTCGCGTGCACCCTTTACGGGGAGGTGGCGTATGTGGACAACGTCAACGGCGGAGTTTTTCTATACGGGAACGGGTATTCGGGTCCCGATTACCAATCCCTCCCGGTTCAATCTACTAAGGTGTCTACGATACCTTACCAAATTTTTCAAACCAAATGGGGCACCGTTTACGCCAATTCCTTAGTGGAAGTATTCCCGATGGGTCTCCAAATCCCGGCTAAGTCTAAACGGTACATTTGCGATTCCACCGTTGCTGCTCTTAATGCGCTTCGTACGTAACATTTTTTGAGATTTTAAATGGTTTTTATAGCCCTCCGGTTTATACTGCGGGGGCTTTTTTATGAAAATACCCAACGCCAAATAAGTTTAGCGCCATCATACAAAAAACACCAGAACATCCAATTGGCCAACGAAACAAGTACATACACGCCAATAGTTCCTACCCAATTATCGACACCGAATTGTTTAAGCCTTATTTTCATTAGTTACGAGTTTAAAGATTTCAGAGTTTGCCGGATCATTTATCGCCGATTCATATATTCCAAAAGATACTCCTTGAGAAGGATCGGTGGGAATGTCAGCTTTCTGGACGTAAACATTTGCCGTGCCGCCTTTTACCGGATAGCCTCCGTAGAGTATGGTTCCTTTTGGAATGCCGCGGTAATCTGAAAGTAGCTCGAATTGCTTCATAAAATGCATTTTAAAAGTTCGTCGGGGGTTATTGAAAGTTGACTTTCTTCTACATCGTGCCTGTATCCGTCAAGCCTATATCTCCATCCGATTGCAGTTTTATCATTGGTTAAGCAATTCCAACTTTCATAAAACACCGGACAAATTACCTTGTATCGCAATCCTTCAAACGTCACATACTGGCCTGAAATATATTTTGGCATTTCTACTGTCATATACCGTTTAGTTTGATGGCTTGATTATGTTTTTAAGTCCTTCATAGTCGATAGGTAGTTGATCCTTCTCGTAAAATACCTGGAACTCCAAAAAATCATGCGGTTCTTCTCGGTCATCGTTGGGTATAACAAAAACATGATAGTCTGGCATTTTTTCTGAAAAAGCATTCGTCAGATCAGAAAGCAAATCTTGGCCTTCCGGCTTAATTCTTTCAAAATCTACTTTTATTATGCAAATAGGTTTTGGTGTCATTGTATTAATTTAGTCGTTTTGGCGGACTTGACCGTTTTCTTTTATTCCCAAGATAACGAAATTTTTCTTGCAGTAATCGGTACTATCCAGAATGTAGGTTATTTCTCCATGCCATTCTTGGCCTGAGTACTTTTCTGTTTCTTGGTTGTACTCCTGTAAAAGAAGTTTGTCGCCTACTTTGAAGGGCTGGTCATATCTGCGAACGTCGAATGTCTTTACTCCTTCGGTAATGGATTTGTAAAATCCGGGGTCTGTTTTTAATGCGTGTGTCATTTTTTATTTTTTATTATTTCTGTAGTATTTATTAAGGGTGGTGGGAGTGTTATGGTTTAGCATAAATGTTTGTCAAGTATTTTGTCGATATAAAATCTGGATACACCCATTTTCCTTGCGATAACATCCCGTGAGTAACCGCGTTGTTCCATGCGTTCGGAATCTTCTATCTCGGCAGCGGTAAAGATGGCCTTTTTTCTTTCGAGTGCGAACTTGGCTTTGTACACCCTGAATATCTCGTAGTAGTCCGTAAGGTTCCTAGCTAGTTGCACCAACTTTTCTAAGTCGTTGCTCTCTACTTCTTTTCCACAGTACTTGAGAAGATATTTAGGTTTAGGGTCCATGATTTAAAAGGGATTATCGGATGTATAATCAACGTCGGGCTTTATGGCTGATATTGGTTTCCAGTTTCCGCCTTGAGGATTGAAAATAAATTTCATTCGTGGCCCGTCGAATCCTAACGCGACATGTAAATTTGGTTCCGCGTTTCTCCATTTCCTTACCACAAGGTCTGCCTGATTTTCAGTAGACTGGCCCTTTTCGTCTTCAACCATTCCGGCGATCCAATCCCTATGCAGGAACATGACAATATCGGCATCCTGTTCAATTGCCCCTGATTCCCGAAGATCACTCAAAACAGGGTATCGGCTTTCGCCTGTACGCTTAGTGGATTCCCTATTTAACTGGCAAAGGATGATGATGGGAATTTTCATCTCCTTAGCCATGATTTTTGTTGAGCGGCTTATTTCTGAAATGATATTTTCCCGTGTTTTATTTTTCGGTTGGTCCGCGCTGATGAGTTGAAGGTAGTCGATGAACAAAATATCCAACCCGTGTTTTGCTTTTAATTTGTCTGCTTTTGCCCGAATGTCAATCGTGTTAACACGTGTGCTATCAGATACGTAAATTGGCAAGTTGATCGTTTCGCTACTGATCTTGTCATAAAATCGTTGCTGTTCGCGTTCGTCCTGAAACAAGTTCCGGAATATCCGTTGAAAATCTACGCCACTATCCAATGACGCCAGACGACCTGCAATTTCATTGTTGCTCATTTCAAGCGAGATAATTCCAACTTTCTTTTTGTTACGAGCCATATTCATCGCCATCTGGCCCATGAAAGCCGACTTTCCAACTCCGGGTCTAGCACCTATAACCACCACATTCCCCGGCATAAACCCTCCATTCTTTTCATCAAGTTCTCGAATACCTGTTTTGATAACGGCGTCAGGATGTGATTTAATTTCTTCCTGATGCTTGATAAGGTCTACCATTAACTCGCTCATATCGTACCAATCCTTCGTATAGTCACCAGCGTTAATGTCTCGTATTGCAGATTGAAGCTGTATAAGTTGCTGGTTAACGTCGCCATCAAGAGAGACTGAGCCGTGCGTAACCCTGATTACTTCTCGCTCCATCCACATGCGTTTAAGGATCAGGCTATGAAATTCTAAATTAGCGGTTGACACAACAGCCTTCGTTAATTCTACAACATAATACGATACATTCATTCCAGCCGCAAATTCTTTAACCTTACAAACATTCAAAATCCTGTCAACAACCGTCAAAATGTCGATGGGAAACCCAGCGGCGTAAAGATCATGGATAGCGCCGTAAACAACTTTGTTTGCTTCGGAATAGAAAGTGTCCTGCCGGATAATTCCATGCGTACGGCCAAAAGCAGTACTTTCCAGCATCGAAGCCCCCAAAACAGCGGCTTCCAAGTCGTGCGAGTAGTGAACATTTTTTACAAATTCCATTAGCCTATTCGTTTGAGCGGCGGTGCATCCGCCTGTGGTTTAATTTCTCTCTTTTCTGGTTTTTTACTTGTAATCTTTTGCACAAGTCGCTGATATTCTTTGCTAAAGTCAGAAATAGCCCTCGTCCTAAACCAGTCATCTGTCGCTGAAAACTCAACCATAAACCGCCAAATCTTCAGCACATCCGGCATTTTGCCATTAACGACATCATCTTTCTTCCAATCCTTAGATTTGCCAATCTTGTAGGCAATTTGCAGGCAGGCTGGATAGTCGGCCTCCTGATCCGACGGGTATTTTGGGTAGGTCTCTTTGAAAATTTTTACCATTTCCGGACACAATATTCCTTCATTCCTAACTACTGTATTTTCATTTCCATTTTCTAAAGGCTTTTGTTTGGGTTCGGTTTGGGTTATAGTTTGGGTTTCGATTGGGTTTTTGTTGGCTTTTGGTCTACCACCCTTTATTCCATTAAGTCGTTGATGCTCTGAATGTTTGTTTCTTTTATCCATTTCAGCCTTTAGTCTCACATTCCAGAAAACCTCGTCGCCGTCGGTTGAAAACTTCCTTTTCAGAGAAACCCACAGGTTATCCCAATTAGAACCCAAAACATGCTTGGCGTCATCCATCGTAAAAGGCCCCATATTGAACTGCAAAATCAATAATTCCATGTATGCCCCCTTAGCCTCGAAGCTGAGGTGCCTTGTCCCCCCCAACCAGTCATTCGGGTAAAATAAAAAAGCAGGGTCTTTTGCCATCTAAGTAGCCTTTTAAAGGGATATGAATAAAAAAAATCCCCCGAGAGAACCCGGAGGAAGTTGCTTAATAAAAATATTCTATGGAAATGAAAAACCGCCCGGAGACAGGCCGCTGAATGCGAAAATAGTTAAATTCTCTCATATCCTATAAATTATTTTTATTGAGCGGATTAAAGCTACTAAATGTTTTTAAACCTCCAAAAATATTTTTCCCGGCTATCTATTATACAGGGGGGTCAAAAAAGTTTCTCCCATTTTTCAGTAGATCGACGGTATTTCTCGTTTGCGTCATATCTCAAATGGCAAATCTGGCAAAGGGCCTTAAGTCGATCCAGCTGGACATTCTGATTTGTTTCGTCATGGTCCGTATGGCTAATTGTCAGAACCACTTTTACCCTTCTAACCGTGTACATGGTCGCCTCTCGCTCGGCGTCTCTCATATCTCTGAACCAGATGCTTCTTAGCTTATACTTACCCTTGTCATCTTTAACCCACAATTTTATGGCCCAAACAAACGAATGATTTTGGAGCCCGCAACATTCGCATCTATTCTCGGCTCGAAGCAACACGGCAGGCACAATCTCGCTTTTCCAATTCGGAGGGTACTTTTTATAATCAATTGGCATCTAAAATAAAGTAGTTTGGTTAATAGGTTGACCCAGTTTCTTTATAGCCCTTGAATGATCGGCTACTGATTTGGTTTCTTTCAGTTTGGTCTTTTGATCCATTACATCAGGGCCGTCTCCTGCTTTCCATAAGAATCCGTATCTGCCGCTAATCATTTTTTTTTTCTCTCCAGGACGGTGGCATAAACCAATCTTCCTGCACTCGTCAAGCCGCTTCCATATTCGCTCTGGCTTTTCATCCAGATAAGCGGCCACTTCCTCAAATGTAGATGGACCCAATGCTTGCAATGCCGCCGCTATTTTCCTATACATTGCTCTTATGCTATCAGGGTCCAATGATCGATATGCGTCTTGGCTCGTATCAATTATTTTACGCTTGCTCATAAAGGTAATTTTAACTGGTTTGGATCGTAAAAATTATCTTCCTCATCTTCTGGAAACCTATGGCCGCTTAATTCCTCACCACAATTAGGACACCAAATAATCGATCCCGTTCCTTTGCATTCCGGGCATTCTGTATATTCTTCGCCGGGATAAAAGTTAATTGGATCATCTTCATATTCGTCGCAATATCCATCTTCACAACCAATTCTATCGCAGTCTTTCATCCTAAGAGGAAAATGATTGCACTTAGGGCAAGATTGATCATAATCTTCTATGTAGTCGTCGAACATGGCTTTTTACAATTTACATGGGATTTTACAAAGGCTCTACTCATAGCTACGAATACGGATATTTCAATGGGTAGTGGTATCTCCAAATATCTTCCACAATGCAAGCACTTCGCTCCTTTATCGTGCATGACTATATGGTCACTCTTTCGCTTGCGCATTGATTTTATGTAACTGTAAAGGATTTAATACTTGTGTGTACACGCCATCATCCCAATAGA